GCAATACACGAGTAAGCTGTTTTTCTACGACGCCCGCCACCCGAAGGCGGCGGAAGGAGATGACAGGGAGAACACGATTGAGGTTTTCTCTAACGCCGTGGATGCGAAGCGCCGACACGACTACATCGCTGACATTACGGGCGGGGTTGGAATGCTAACGCAATACCAGATCCTGAGAGGGCCGGTCCTGGTACGTCTAGACAAGCTAGCGCTGCCAAGCGAAGCAAAGGCGTATGAGGCCGCTCTCGATGCGGCGATGCGGTAGCTAGCTCGAGGTTTCTAGCTTGATCTTCGTCACGTACCCGCGATCGCCGAGGCTATGCGACACCTCGCCAACGATCCAGGCGACAGCGTCGATCTCTGATTTGTAGCCAACGACGGTCGTTTTCTGCTCGGGCGAGATGTCCGGTCGGCCGAGCGCGAGGCTGAGATCTAGCGACACCGGCTCACGTTGGGCGCGGCCATGCGCCGCATTCGCCGCGGCGCTGGCATCGGCCTCGGTACCGTAGACACGGGATAGTTTCTTCGCACCTTCAGCCTTACCGGCGGTGAACACCTCGCGCTTGCCGCCCTTGCGATCGTGCCAGGTGGCGGACACGCCGGGGACGTCGTCGCGCTTCTGACGGCTGAAGTTGTGAGTATCGCCGTCACGCCGGCGGACCGTCAGTGTAGGCAGCGCGCGGCCGGCAGGCGTCGAGGCCGCGCCAATCGGCGAAAGGATCAGCCGGCCGCGCTTGATCGTGGCGACAGCATCGAGTTCGCGCCCGAGGCGGCGCAGGAAGGCGAGATCGCTTTCGCGGCTCTGCGCCTTGCTGGTCACGGCGATCGACGCCAGCGCAGGCGCGCAGCTCGGCTTTAGACCGTGATGCGCCGCGACCTCATTGACGATCGCGCCGAGCGTCGTGCCATGCCAGCTCTTTTCCCTCCTGGTCTTCAACTCGCTGGTGAAGTCGACCGACCGCGCGCGGATCGTGATCTGATCGGGCGGGCCGGAATGCGCTACCTCGTCGACCTTGAAGCTGCCCTTGTCGACCAGGCCGGGCGTGACGTCACTGCCCTGTTTCCAGCCGAGCTGCACATTGAGTACCGCGCCGGTCTTCGGCAGCGCCAGCCGCCCGTCCGCATCGGACAGAACGATATCGAGTTGGTCGGCTTCGTCGCCGCGCTTTTCCGAGATAGCGAGCGAGATCAGGCGCGTCCGGATCCTGCCAGCGACCGCTGCGATATCCTCCTTCAGCGTGCCGGTAAGATCGGTGCCGTCGAGCGTCACGCGGAAGTCGGGAATGTTGGCGATCACGACGCGTCCTTCTCATCGTCGACCCGAAGAAGGTCTATGCTGAATTCGATTTTCCGTGGCCTGCCATCGAGGCCTAGTTCCTTCAGCCCCTCGTCGATCCCCTGAATCACGAACGCGCCGTAAACTTGCCCGGCGCCGTCGACGACAGACCAGGCGTTGCCGGTGTTCGCCATGGTGCGCAGCTCGTCGAGCGACGCGCGGCCGTCGCTGAGTTCGGCGTGCGCCACACCCCGCAGAGAGATCGTCTCAGGCCCGACGCCGACGAACTGCGTTGCGTCGCGCGCGCCGATCCGCGGCGAGGTCGCGTGGATCCACGACGATCGGCGCTGCAGCTCGTCGTGGACGATCGTCGGGATCGAGAAGGCGAACATACCAATAGCCAGCAGCATCAGAATTCGTCCCTGTCACCGAAACGCGCGAGATCGTTCGAACTGTCACGGCGCTTGATCTCATCCAACTTCCGCTCGAGCATCTCCATCAGCTTCGCCTCGTCCATACCGGGGGCGGCATGAAGATGGATCTCGTAGCGATTGGTCGCTGCCATCGATCCGCCTGCAGCTGTGCCGGCGGGGCCGCGCGCGGCGCTCGATCGCGCGCCGGCATCGGTATCGGCGATCGTGATACCATTGCCGCGTGCCTTGAACGCCTCGGCCGCAGCAGCAGAGGGCGACAGCATCGCCCCGGCCGCAAACACCGGCATCGCGGCCGCTGCTGCCATCTCGCGCGTGAGGCGCGTGATGCGGCCGACCGACCCGCGGTGGCCGCGATCGAGCCCGCGGTTGAGGCCCCCGATGATATGACCGCCCAATGCCATGAAGACGCGGCTCGGCGACTTGATCTGCGCGCCTTCCTTAAACCCGCCAGCCAGCGAACCGGCGAGCGACTTACCTGCCGCCCATAGCCGGCCCGGGGCGCTCTTGATGCCGTTCCACAGGCCCTTGATGATCATCGCGCCGAAATCGAAGAACAGTCCCGGCAGGGTGATGAAGGCGGCACGAACTGCGCCGGTGAAGGCGTTCCACGCTACGTTCCATCCGTTGGACAGCATGACAGGCAGGCGCGTAGTAAGCCACGACCAGGACGCGCTGATCGCGCCGGTAAACATCGCCCATGCAGCCGACCAGCCCGACGACAGCAGGCCCGGCAAGGTGCCGGTCAACCAGCTCAATGCCGCGGATCCGAAGCGATACAGCGAGCCGAGGGCATAGCCGACAAAGCGTGCGATGCCCTGGTAGACTTCGAGCAGGCTGAGGGAGAACAGAGACTTCACCCCGGCCCACATGCCGCTGAATACACCGGTGACGGCATCGCTCGCGCTGGAAAACCGGGCTTCGATACCGCTCCACAGGTTCGAGAAGAACCCGCCGATCGCGCCCCAATTGCTGTAGATGAGGTATGCGCCTGCCGCGAGTAGGGCAATGCCGGCGACGATCGCGAGCGCGATGCCGATGATCGGCAGCAATGCCATCTCAGTGTACGTCGCCGCTGCCGCGAACAGATACATCGGCCCGACGATGCCGGCGAGGGCGATGGCGCCGATGCCGAGGACCACGAACAGCGCCGACAGGCCACCGGCGGTCAGGACGATCGCGCGAGTGAGCGCGGGGTGGCGTTGCGACCAGGCGCTAAGCCGATTGGCGAACGCGCTGGCGCGGCTGGCTACGGCGTTGACGGTTGGTAAGAGCGTGTTGCCGAGCGAGATCTGCAGCGCAGCCGCGTTCACCTTCAACGCGTTGGTCTGCTGAGCCGAGTCCTTCATCCGTTCGGCGAAGTCGCGATCGGTCGTGCCGCTCGCGCCGAACGCCTCGGCACGAATGCTCCGAAATTCGCCAAGGTTGGCGATCAACGGCCGGAGGGCGCTCTGCACCTGCGCGTCGCCGAACAGGTAGGACACTTTCGACATGTCACCTTTGAGCGCCTTCTGCGTCAGCTCGGCGATCGCCTCGATGGGGCCTTTGCCGGCAGCTGCTGCCTTCTTCAACGCCGCGGGGAGATCGACGCCAAACTTCTTGAAGTTTTCGGTGGTGTCCTTGGTATTGATTTTGTTCAGTAGGTTCAGCAGGTTGTTGCCAGCCTGCGAGGCATCGCCGGCACCCTTGCGGGCGATCTGCGCGCCTGCGGCAAGATCGGCGACGGCACCAACGCCCGTCTGCCCCAGTGCCTGGTACGCCGCAGTCATTGCCGGAAACTGACCAGCCATGTCCTTGATCTCGAACGCGCCACGCTTTCCCGCAGCCGCCATCACGTCGATGACCTTGCCGGTCTGCGCGACCGGCACCTTGAGATTGTCGTTCGCCGCGAACGCCGCGGCCGACAGATCGTCGATCTCCGCCTTGTAGGCTGTCGCCGCGCGGCCGATCGGCGTCATCATTTCCACGGCCTTTGTCGGATCGAGGCCAAACCCTGCCAGCGTATCGACGCCCTTCCGCAGATCCTCTGGCATCTGGTTCGCGGCACGCGCCGCCACCAACAGGCCCGCGCCCATCTTTTCCGCCTGGATACGGGTAAGGTTCGCCTTCTGGGCGATGTCCGTCATGCCGGACTGAAATTCCTGCGCCTGTTCGATCCCGCCAATGATCGGCCGAGCCATGACCATGCCGGTTCCGAGCGCCGCCGCGCCGCCCGCCGCCATGCCGGTGGCCATGCCCTGCCCACGCGTGAAGCGCTCGCGCGCGGCACCGAACCGGCGCTGGCGGTCGGAGCCCTGCTCGAGGCGACGTTCCTGTTCCTTCAGCTCGCGGTTGGTCTGCATCGCCTCGGTGCGCAAACGACGCTGGTACGATGCCAGATCGTTGACGTCGGCGCCGGCCGTATGCAGCCGTAGCGACAGCTCCTGCAGCTCGCGGCCGTCGAGATCGTGTTGCCGGGTGAGCTGCTGCTCTTCGCGTTTCGCGCGCTCGAACTCTCGCGTCATGGCGCGGGTCGGATTGGCGGTCTGCTGCATCTCCTGCGCGAGCCGGCCGACCTTGGTCTGTGCCGCCTGCATCGCTTGCTCGGTCGATCGAAGCCCGGCTTTCAGTTCACGGAAGCCCCCGACGTCGGCCTGCGCCCGGTCGATCTCCTTTAACCGATCGCGGGTGGCCTTCAGCGCCTGCGCGGTGCGGGACGAGCCCTGGGCGATATCACGAAGTGGGCGGGTGACCTTGTCACCCGCCTCGAGCAGCATCCGGATCTTGAGGCTACGATCGGCCACGCGGCTATTTCTCCGGGTTGTGGCGCTTGGCCGCTTTGGTTCGCCAGCTCATCAATTCGCCGAGCGGCATCGCGTTCATGACGTCGGGGGACCAGTGGAAGACGAGGGCGATATCCGCCATCGCCTCCCCTACGTCGTTGGGGAGGCCGCTTCCTTCGCGGACTTCGGCAGCAAAAAATCCATGACCTCGCCGCCGAGCTGCATGAAGTCGGCCGGATCGAGCTGGGCGATGTCGTGCTTGGTCAGCTGCGGCGTGGTGATACGCGGCAGCAGCGTCTCGAGCGCAGTATAGTCGAGCTGCGACAGCGCCATCATGGTCAGGCCGCGCAGCTCGCCCGAGGCGGGCTTACGGACCTGAAGAGTCTCGATCGTCAAGTCACCGACCTTCAGCGGAGTATCGAGAACGATGCAGCGCAGAGTAGCCGAATTCCCGAGGTGATTTTTTACGGTCATGGTTCGTCTTTCAGTTGCGGCCGAGCGGTCGGCCGAGGACGCACGGGCGGCGTCGGTGATGATGGCGGCGGAGGATCTCCACCGGTTTAGAAATCGAGGGCGTTGCGGATCGCCGCGCGACGATCGACGCCGCCCACGATCAGGACGCCGTTCAGAGGATCGGCTTCGATCACGGTCACGCCGTTCCAGATGAGTTTGTAATAGACGACGGCCGTCTTCACCTTGAACTCGCCGCCCTCGCCGGGCTTGGCCTCGCCCATGTCGATCTCTTCGTGGCGGCCGCGGATCACGATCTCGATGCGGTCGACGTCGCCGCTATCGTCCTGCTGCCAGGCGCCGGTAAAGCGAAGTTGGATGCCGGCGATATCGGTCTCGCCATATTGCGCGAGAACATCGACCATTGGCCCGCCGAGCGTCCATTCCATTTCCATGGCCTCGCCGCCCATGTCGACCTTCACGGCCGAGTCCATGCCGCCACCGCGCCATTCCTCGAACTTGCGGGTCAGCTTGGGCAGTGTGACGCTGCCGGCCTCGCCGAGGTAGCGGTTGCCGTCGTTGAACAGCAGCATGTCTTTCAGTTTGCGGGGCAGGCCCATCGCGTTTCTCCGTTACGTAAAGGGGGTGGTGTCGGCTCAGGCAGTCGCGGCGAGGCTGGCGAAGTCGGCCAGATATTCGTCCGTGATCTGCTGCTCGAGCCCGAGGCATTCGAGCGGATAGACCGGCGTGTAGCGGTAGCTGATCGCCAGCTTGCCCAGCTTCAGCTGCGCGGTGGGGTTCTTCGCCGCATCGAACCATGCTTCCGCGCCGAGGATGAACCCGCCGGCCTTCAGCTTGCGGAAGGCGGCGTTGATCTGCTCGACGATGTCGCGCGCCAGGCTCGGCAGCAGCGGCTTGTCGATCGCCCACAGGACACCGGCGACGATCGAATCAGCCAGCACCTGGGCGGTGCGGGTGGCACTCTCGAACGTAAAGGCGTCATCGGCCGGTGCACAGGTGTGGTTGCCCCAGAAGCGCAGCTCGCCGTTAATGCGGACGATCGTCGTTACCTGGGCGGCGTTGAGGATGTTCGCATCGGCGTCCGGATCCTGCAGATCGAACTGCACGTCCTTCGTGAGACCATCGACGCCGACGACCGGCACGTTCGACAGCGTCTTGTGGAAGCCCTGCGTCTGGTCGATCGCGGCGCGCAGACCAAGCGCACGCGCGACGGCGAAGCTCGGCACGTCGGCACCGTCCACACCGAGCGGCGCGGTGAAGTCCGGCCAGATCAACATGAGTTCACGCTGAGTGAAGTTCCCGCGATAGGTCACGACAGCCGCGCGATCGACGCCGGCCGCGCTCGCATAGGCCATGCCGCGCAGGCGCTTGGCGACTGCCGCCAGCGCGATCGTCACCTCTTCGGTGTCGAGGCCGGGCACGCCGATGATGCGCGGACGATATTTTACCTGCGCCTCGGCCGCGAGCAGCGCCTGCATGCCGGTCCTGATCCCGTCGACGTTGGTGCCGATCACGGCGATGTTGGTAGCCGCGGCGTCAGCGCCAGGCGTGACACGCACGATCACGACCGGGCAGCGCACCTGATCGGCGATCGCGAGCAGCGCGCCCTTGAGCGTGCCGGTCACGCCGGCCGCGGCGATGGCGTCGGCAATCGTCATGGTCGAGGTCGGGGCGCCGACGAGTACGGGCGTGTTGAGGGGGAACGCGTCGGCCTGGGCCGCGGGCGCGGTCACGACCAGGCCGATGACGGCAGTGCCGATCGTGGCGATCGTTCGCGAGACTGCGGTGGTCTCGGTTACGCTGATCCCATGGAGAAACGTCATAGAAGGTCCTTTCAGGCGGCGAGCGCGGAAGCCGCGCGGATGGGGATGGTGAGGTCGATGGCTGCGACGGAGGCGGTGACGTCGACGCGACGGCCGACGATCCGGATGACGAAGGCGCCCGGCGTGGCGCCCGCCGCGAAGGCGATGCGCGAGATCCGCGCGCGCTTCTCCTGCCGCATGATGGCGAGCGCGGTTGCCGCGAACACGCGGATCCGGCCCAGCTCGTTCATCGGCTGATCCATCAACTCGGGTAGTTCGCTGCCGTATTCGCGGAGTCCGATGCGGGTGCCGAGCGGCGTGCCGAGGATATCGGCGATCGACTGCTTGAGATGGTCTGCGCCGGCGAGAGACTTTCCGGTCTGGCGATCCATGCCGTTCATCGTGGCGGTCCGGAGAAAGCCGCACCCGCCTGAACGCCGGTGTGCGTGTGAGACTTGAGGCTCTTACCCGCCGCGACGACATCGCCGGTCGCAGTCATCGCGCCTTCCAGATCTACGTCGCCTTCGATCGTGACAGGACCGACCAGCCGGAACCCGCCGGGTGCCGAGAGGGAAACCTTGCCGGTAACGACACCGGTCAGATCGCCGCTGGATGGGTCGTACCCGAACCAAGAGCCATCCTCGAAAT